GGATGGTTCTTCTTGAAGCACGTTATCTCATCGGTCTTTTGGTTCTTGAACTTGTACACCCAATTCGTTGAGCAGAGCCTCTTGAGCCTCTTGGTGTTCTCATACTCATCCACCAGGCCACCTATTGCAGTGTCGATATCTTGTGGTACGTTAGCCATGCCCCACTTGGACATGTCAATCATGGGAAGGCTTATTGCATACTGGTGGAACGCCTCAGCCTCTCCCTTGGCCTCCCAATAAAAATTGACCGCTCCGCCATCTGCAGTATCAATCACTTCAGCAACCTTCTTTCCATCCCGATACAGGTTGCAGTTATATCCGTATCCTTCCGTTCCCATGAATGTTTTGACGCTTTTTACTTCGTACATGCTTACACCTCCCAAGCTGTGTGGTAGCTCTGTGAGTCATTCTCTTCGTTCAGTTCATCAAGCTCGGCAGAGGTCATCTTTGCCGCCCTCTCAACCTCGGCAGGGTCGTTGTCATCCAATCCTGCATAGACGGCCAGCCATTGCTCCTTGGTGTAATTCTTATAAAGGCATGCATCAGAGCAGTAATATTCCATCCCTCCATCGATGCAATAACCCTCGACCATAATCTTTCCACATTCATCACATACCCTGATTTCCACCGTATCTTCCAAATCATCCAATTTGCTGTTTATGGCATTCTCCACTGCCTCATAAACCGATGTGTAACTGTTCATATCTTTCTTGAGAATTGTCACAAGTCTCTCCAGAATCATCAGTTGCTCTACACTTGTAAGTTGTGCAAAATATCTCATTGTGTTAATCTCCATAAGTGAAGGCCCATCAGGTCAGTGACAGGCCCTCTTTTCATTATTTGGTTTGGCGGCCGTAGCAATACGGTCGTCTTTTACATTCTCGTGCCACCGATTGATCCAGCGGATGCAATAATATCCAGTACGTCATCACTATTTTCCCAAGACATTGACTGCCTCCTTGTTCATGATGTAATCAGCTGCTTTCTCTGCTTTTCCCGATGCATACACAATCATCCTCGGGTCGTCCTTGAGAGCCTTCAGCCAACTCTTAACATAAGCTGCTGAATTGATATCGCTCTTTCTCGTGTTGATTCCAAGTGTGTTGAGAACGAAAGCTGATGACATCTCAGCGACCAACTCCTCTTTGCTGTAGGTTTTGCTTCCAAACTTGTGGTCATCGCCTTCTTCCTTGAACCTGTTCAGCCTGGTCGGGTGGCCTGTGCTGTGTGCAAGCTCATGGAATAGTGCGGAATAGAATTCTTCTGGACTCTCGAACAATTCTGGCTTCGGTACAGTCACGCTGTCAGGGAATGGCGAATAGAAGGCAGAGGAACCATCACGCTTGATTCTCGGGCATTTCGGCATGTTCTGGATTACTCTCTCAGCCTCCTCAATAGGATTGAATTCGTGGGTCGGCAATTCAAGCGTTGGGAATTCTATTCCCTCAATCTGCTCTGCATTGAAAACCCCATAATATCGCAAGGTGAATTTAATATTTTGCTTGTCATTATCGTCCTGTTCTTCTTCATCCTTGGACTTTTTTTCCTTCGGTGACCAATACAGGATGGGTGTCTGTTTTTCACCCTTCTTTATCATTCCTTTAAGCGATTGCACCTGAAGCCCTGTGAGCCAATATGGACTCGAATAACCCTGCATGCTGGTCAAGAGCATATTGATACCCTTGTACATGGTTTTGCTATGGAAATTCTGCTGTGGATTATCCACTGTCGCCCAAGGCTTCATCCAAGGCAATTCCATGTTCTGCTCGACAAAATCAAATTTGGTCTTTCCTCTCCTGTTTGCCTGTACCAATCCTCGGTCAGCTCATCGTCATCGATATTGAGATATCCGCCGTAGCATTTATCTTCCTTTGTGTTGTAAAGAAACGTCTCTGCTATGGTTGGATCGGTGAAATATTGAACGAGTACCCAGTCTCCTTTTCGGGCGAGTACATGCATTTCCAGCTTGACCATGATTGTTTCTGGTTCGTATAAACTCATTCTTCGTACCCCATATACCCTTCGAATTGCATGTGCAGTTCAAAGCCGCCATCCAACAACTGCATGCCGTGGTATTCGGTGAACAGTCGTGCCACTTCTTCGCCTGTGAGAGTGCAGAGCTGCTCCCAAATCTCGGTTTGCTTATCTGTCATCATGCCACCTCAAAACCTACGTTCTGCAGGTCACGCTTGCCCTGAAGCCATTCCCAAACCGCCTCATAGAAAGGCTTGTTGTTGCCTATTTGTGCCACGTGCTGGACCATACCCTTCGTGTCGGGCCTGTCATCCGAACCATCCAGATTTACACGCTTCTGGTAGAAATGCGTAATATCAATCTGCTCAAGCTTGTACCTGTCGGTATACTTCCCATCGACCAAGAAAATATCTGCTGTTCTCATTGCATGCCTCCTCAGATGAGCTGTACGGTCCATGACTGGACGCTGGACACTTCGAAACCCGATTCATCACCTGCCACGTAGAACAAGTTATCCAAGGGAATACCCATGCTGATAACCATGTCCATTGAGTCGAATTCTTCCAAAATCTCCATGTGCCAAATGCTCATTTTAAGCCTCCTTTTCTGGCTTCTGCCACTTCCATCATGCCTCTGAGATACCTCTCCTCGAAACTCTCCTCGATGCCCTTATCAGACACGTACGAGTACCCTGCTCTCTCCTCAGCCTCTTCCAAGCTGAACCCGAGCATCAAAAAATAATCCTTATCCATCTTTTGCTCCTTGGATATAAAAATGCCCACACCTAACCTGTGTGGGGTAATCCCTGCGAGAGGAGTTGAACCTCTCTTTGCTGCCTGTACAGGGTATAAAAACGGCCCACCATTTCTGATGGGCTTCGGGTGGATCATTGGGCTGTTTAGCCGAAATACTTCTCTGACTTTGCAATCTCATTGTTGCGTTCGATGAGAGCCACGTATCCCCACAAAGAGTCCCAAGTGTTGGCATCAGAAAGGACCTTATCAAGGCGGTCACGTGATTCTTTGTCACACTTTTTCTGCCATGAATCCATAGCGGCGTTGTATTCTGCCTCTTGTGCGGTGATACCCTTCTTTTCAGTGGACTCATAGCGTGCATCACGGCTGTAGGTCTTGACTTTGATGGTATGTCCCTTGCCCTCTACAAGGATGACATCAAGGTCCCTGGGCATGCCTTTGGTCACTTTGATGTACTTGCGTATAGTACCGTCCTTCAAGACTGCTACGTGTGTTTCAAGGCCGATTCTCCAAGTCAAAGCAAGGGCCAAAGCATCGCTTGCCTGTTGCAATTGTGCGGCAAAATCCCCACTTTCTGCCTTTGCAACTTGGTCGATTTTCCCGATATTCTGAGCGGTTTTCTTGACTTCTGCGATGGCTTCTGCGGTCTTGGTGGTGGTAGTTGCGTTCATGATTCACTCCTAGGGCATATTTTGTGCCCATGTTTGGTTTTATGGTACGCTCAAGCGTTCCGTTATTACCTGCAGTACAGGGAATAATGCAACGTTTGAATTATTCAGCTATTGACAGTTTTTTGACCGCCGAGTTTCCACTGTATGCCTACAGTTTCAGTCCCCCCACACTTCCCATTTCGGGCATGGTGGTTCGCTATCGGATAGTACCTGCTTTGTCGTTCCCCGAAACCCAGCTAAATCGTGCTATTTTTAAGGTTTACAGCGGTTAGTCCCAAAGCTTTGCGGATACTTCCCTTTCAGTTCCACTTGCGTACAGTACTGGCCTGTTCGCCGGGCAAACGTGTTAACAACTCACGCATTTTGTCAAAAAACCCATATTTTACAACTCTGTACCAGTGTCTCTGATACCGTTGGCTCTCTTCTTATATCCACTTACTTTCCAGCTACCCCGAAAGGTTTCTAGTCTGTACCTGTTAACCCCGAAAGGTTAGTGGATACTTCCTCCTGTTTGGTTAGTGATTGAATAAGTTAAACTTATCTTGTGACCCTAGTATGCCCATAAGTTAAACTTATTGTCAATTACTTTTTTACACTTTTTTTTGATGTTTGGCATGTTGTAAGTTAAACTTACTTATGGTATAATGATTTAGCTAGGAAAAAAAGTTTTAAAATATTTTTAAGAGGTATCATATGTTAAGTGAAGCAAGGAAGCAATGGGATAAAGAGAATAAAGTCTTTTATGGTATAAATTTAACCAGGAATACAGACAGCGATTTAATTACATATCTTGATACAGTGAAACAAAATGGGGGTAGTGTACAGGGTACTTTCAAGGAAGCTTTAAGGTTCTATCTTGCGTCAAGTGATAATATATATCCCCAAAAGTCTGATATGCAGGAAACAAGCGATTAACTGGAAAGATTGCAAGACAACAGGACCAACAGGAAGGGAAACAAGGCATGGAATCAAACCCAAATCGGGGGGAATATCCAGCCTACACCCTTCCTACACTCATTAACCATCTAGATACCAGCATGATACCTAGTACTATGCACGTGCTTGCTGTTCAACAGCACCAAATTGTACACCCAAAGCCAACCAAGCCTAATTGGTATAGATATGGCCAAAAGATTATATTGTAAGTAGATAGCCTCATTGAACAAGCTAGGATACCAGCTTAATTGAACCCTTCAGCCCTCACACATACAATAGTATAGCAATGCATATTGATTGCATACGGTCTCCCAATTTACCGGGTTTATACCAGACAATATTGCATACAGACTGCATAAAGGTCTAATTCCTGCATAATTGGTGCATAATTGGGCTAGGGGGAGGGGGGTCAAAATTGAGGCAGGGGGGGCGGCGGATTGGATCTGGGCGGGCGTAAGAATACCATCTCTACCACCGTATATTGCTCAAAAGTTTTGGATAAGGGTCTCCTTAATCGGGAGGCTCTTTTTTTTGTTAATAGGGCTGCAGCTCAATTAGGATCGCCCCTGCTTTTGTCTCGTTACCTCATCGTCCATCTCCTGAGTGGAAAACCTGTACCCTTCAATCAGGAGGGCTGAAATGGAAGAAGAGAAAGACACCAGCTTAATGGAGCTTACCCCTTATCAGCTTCGGTTCATTGACGAATACATGAAGTGTGGGAACAAGCGAGAAGCGATGATGAAGTGCGGTTACAAGGGCAAGGGAAAACGCTCTACTGTGACCAGCAGTGCAGCCAAGCTCTACAACCTACCGAAAGTACAGGCTGAGATCGAGAGACGCCGTAGAGAGCTTGCAGAAGAGAATCTGATCGATGCCAAGGCCATAGTGAAGCGTCTGACCAAGATGTTCAACGTCGATGTACCCATCACGTTCAAGAACCAGATCGAGGCAGGCAAGGTGTTGGTCAATATCCTCGGACTAGCTGAGCAGAACAACAAGCCGAAGGAAGAGAAGCCTGTCGAGCAGAAGATGGCAGAGGACCTTGAGGAGAAGACCAAGATGTTCCTTGAGAGTGCCAAGAAGAACGCCATTGAGGTCAAGGGTATCCCCGAACCGAAGAAGGCTAAAGAGTGAGATACGTAGTCCAGGTCTTCGCCTCTGCGTTCCGTATCCGCAAGATCGTAAACAGTGGCGAATTCTATATCCTCTACTCGGACAATGATCCGAACATCTACATTGTCTACGTCACTGACAAATGGATGAAAGACAACCAGGCGAAGGTTGGAGGGTATTACATCGCCTACGACAATGGTGATTCTGAATATGTCGATGAAGACGAATTTGAGATGAGGGCTACATTCATTGACGAGGATTGAGTATCACCAACAGATCAAGACCCTCATGGCACACGCCGAGAGAAATGGGAATTTGACTGAGTGGATGAGGTATATGTGTCGCAATGACATCTTCTTCCTCGCCACCTACGTTCTCGGACGTACCGACTTTGACCATATCATTGGAGCAAACGGCATACCACAGTACCGTGATTGGCTCTATGAACGCTGTATGGAAGTTCAAGCTGAGCCACTACAAAAGCTCGATAATTACTTTCCTCAAAACAATTCAGGACATTTTAGTCGATCCAGAAATAACTGTCTGTATCTACTCATACTCAAGCTCAATAGCCACCAAATTCCTTCGACAGATCAAGCTTGTCCTTGAGGGAAACCGCAAGCTCATTGACCTATTCCCCGAGATTCTCTTCGATGACACCTCAAAGCCTTACTGGATAGATGAGGATGGTGTACGTCAGAAGATGATTTGGTCTGAAGACGGTATCCGTGTAAAGAGGAAGTCAAATGCAAAGGAAAACACTGTCGAGGCTTCTATCGGTCAGCGTACTGGCGGTCACTATAATCTGCTCGTATATGATGACGTTGTTACGCCTGATTCTGTCACTTCCCCTGAGATGATCGCAAAGACCACGAAGCAGTGGCAGATGAGTTTGAACACAGGTTCTTCTGGCAATCTTCGTGTACGCATCATCGGTACTCGCTATCACTATGCAGACACCTATCAATGGATCATTGATTCTGGCTTCGCCAAGCTCAGGATGTACCCTTGTGTCGATGAAAGGGGTGTTCCTGTCCTTTATGATGAAAAGACCATAGCTGACAAGAAAAAAGCGATGGGAAGCGGCGTCTTTGCTTCACAGATGATGTGTGACCCAAAACAAGCCTCCACGATGGGATTCAAGCAGGAATGGCTGCAGATATGGGATGGTCAGAGCATGGCCAATCTCAATATCTACATCATCGTTGACCCGGCAGGAACAAAGACCAAGAAGGCTGACTACACAACAATGTGGGTGATCGGATTGGGGGCTGACCGAAACTACTATGTTCTGGACCTCATCCGTGACAAGTTCGACCTCACCGGGAAGACAAATATGCTCTTCCAGCTCGTTCAGCGGTTCACCTACCGCAATCGCAAGCCAATCGTGTTCTATGAGAAGGTATCCATGCAGTCTGATATCGAGCATATACAGTATGTCATGAACCAGAGAAACTACCGCTTCGCAATCAACCCTGTCGGAGCCTCTACTGCAAAGGGGCAAAGAATCGATGCTCTTGAGCCTATCTTCCGAGAACGGCGTGTTTGGCTTTGCAAGGATGCCTGGCACTACAACTGGGAGGGGGCAAGAGAAGATATGATTACTTCCTTCATCCAGCAGGAATACATCCCCTACCCCTTCTGTGCTCACGATGATGCCCTGGACTCCTTGTCAAGGATTGCTGATACAGAGACAGGTTCACAGATGGTGTTCCCAGACCCAGTCTCGGTTGAGTACCAGATCAGGTCCATGCTGGAAGGTCGTGGATTGAAGTTTGAGGACGCAATCATTGCTGATTACGAGCCGATCTGAGGACCAAGTGTTTGCTCAAAAAGCGTAAAAGATTTGTTTTTATCTTGAGTGTATATCCGATTTGGGCAGGAATTCTGGGTTAAGAGCCTTAAGAGTCGGATTTTACTTTTGTTGCTTTGTATCAATATGGCTTCACAAAAGACTTGCAAATGAAATTGCATTGAGTTCTGGAAACCCCAAGGCGATTGTTTGGTTCAAATCGCTAATACTTATACCACCTAAGGTCAATAAGCTTCCAATCATTCATCTTGTCTTGTTCGAGGACTGCTGTAAAGTTGGTTCTAACCAACGCCCCAAATCCATTTTGAGAATCCACATATCCTCTGACCTCATATTTCTGGGTGTTAGCTTCTCTTTTAACACTAACTTCGGAGTCCTTTATTGACGGGAATACAGCTGTAGCAGGGGCTTTGAGTTCTCCCTTTGCGTATTCTATTGCTTTTTTATACGCTTGGGTTGATGCATCCTTCGTCATCCAATCCGATGCTTTGCCATTTTCTGATAGGCCCCAAAACATGACAATGAGAATTCCAATTAATATAAGCACTATCATAATACTATGAATGCGGTCACCCGGATTATATTCGTACTCACTCATTTATTAGGCCCCCCAAATTTGTGGATATTCTATCATGTGATTGTGCTTCTAGTACAGTTTATTCTCGTTACCTCGCTACAACATTGACTTCTTTCAATTTCCTAGACTGCAGTCATGAATACTGTAGTAGTTGGACTCGACAACGGAACCTTGGGCCGCCGAGAGTCTGTAAAAAAGAAGGGCGATGATCCTCTTGCAAAAGCTATAGCATCCAAATGGAGCATCCTCAAGACTGTTCGACAGCGAAATGAGGCCCTTCGTTGGGAGGCTTGTGCGTACGTGCAGCATAGGATGAGCGAATTCAGCGACTCCAACAACCCCATCAAGCCTGTGAAGCTCTACAATACCTCTGGAATCCTTTCCCTGGACACCTTCATCAACGGCTATCATGGCAACCTCATCTCCCCTTCCATGCGTTGGTTCAAGCTCACCCTCATCGGTGAGAATTACGAAGATTCTGACACTATCCACGGAGCGAACGACTATCTGGAAATCTGTGAAAACCAGATGTACGCCGAGCTGAACAAGACCAACTTCTACCCGATGGACAAGCTCGCCACCAAGGACGCTGTTGTGCAAGGGACTTCTGCCGAATGGGTATATGACGATGTTGAATCGGGTACTTGTGTATTCGAAACCATCGCACCTTGGGATTTTTGGATCGACAAGAATTCAAGAGGCCAGATAGACACCATCTTCATCCGATTCACCATGACTGCTGCAGACGCTCTGGACAGGTTCAAGGACAAGACTCCTCCCAATATTCTGAGGGATGTAGAGACTGATGCAGGGCATACCGAGCATGAATTCGTGCTTGCAATCTATCCCCGGAAGAAGCTCAGAAGCGAGAAGGGAAAGGTACTAATCTCTACAGAAAAACCCTTTGCTGCAGTGACCTACTACCCGACTGAGGATTTGGTCGTTGAGGAATCCGGGTATGACGAATTCCCTGTAGCTGTTCACGTGTTTGAACCAGATGGAACCTCTGTCTACGGCAAAGGCATGGTGATGAAATATGTCACCGAGCTGAAGCGTCTGAATTCCATGTCCAAGGATGAGCTTGAGGCCATCCAGAAGGTCGCAAAACCGCCCATGTCAATTCCAGAGTCCCTGAAGGGCCGCTTCTCTGGAGACCCGGGGGCTAGAAACTATGTAGGCAATGCCGAGGCGAAGCCTGAGATTATCCAGACCGTTCAGGACGTAGGTTGGCTCAGCCAGGAAATCAAGGAGCTGGAAGAAAAGATCGGAAGGTTGTTCTTCAACGACCTGTTCAATTACCTCATGCGGCAGGACAAAGTATTGACTGCCACCCAGACCCAAGCAATCAAGAACGAGGAACTTGCACTCCTCGCTTCGATTCTTGGCACGACCCAATACATGAAGATTAACCCTATCGTCAAGAGGGTTTTCAAGATCATGGTCAAGGGAAACAGGGTCCCCAAGCCTCCAAAGGAACTGCTGCGTGTCAAGAACGCTCTCATGCGTATCGAGCTGGATGGTCCTCTTGCAAAGAACGTGAAGATGTTCGCAATGCAGGACGGCTTGCAGGCCTCCCTTGAATGGATGCAGGCACTTCACGCAATGCAGATGACCAACACCTTGGACAACATCAACACCGATGCCTTCGTAAGAAAAGCCTTCATTGCCGCTGGCTTGCCTCAATCGGTCCTCCGTGAGCTTGGAGAGGTTGAGCAGATGAGGAAGCAGAAGGAAGCGATGATCCAGCAACAGCAGCAGATGCAGCAGATGCAGCAAGCCTCGGAAATCCAGCGAAACATGAATGGACAGGCCAACTTAAACAACGCAGGGGGGATGAATTAGGTGATTACTCGCCATACCAAGCTCTCAAACGAGGACATGTTGCATAGGCATGCAGTTAGAAAAGCCTACAACACAGCCGAAGGGAGACAGGAGCTTGTCAGGCTTCTGACCGATCTTGGGACCTTCAGGGAGATCACTGCAGATGAGCTTCCGTTGAGGAATTACGGAATCCGCAAGCTAGAAGAACTCGGATTCTTGGACATAGAAGTGATTGTGGAGGTGGTGAACTTCCTGTTCTCGCTTCCTCTCGCATTGAGACCGACTGTCGAAGAGACAGGCGAAGTGACTGACGACCTCTTGTAGGTCGATTGGAGACATAGATGCAAGTTAATGGAGACCAGCAGACAGTCAATACTCCTGCGGACCCGAACCCGGAGAGTACGCCGGATTTGAAGCCCAATGGTGAGCAGACCAATGCTACCCCTGAAACGAAGCAAACCACTGCTCAGAAGTGGATGGCACAGCTCCCTGACGAATTGAAGGGCAACGAGAACCTTTCCAAGTATTCCAGCTTGGGTGAGGCACTCAAAGGCCTTTTGGATGGAAGCAAACCAAACACAAACGAAGGTGGAGAAGGATCGCAGGAGACACTTCCTGAGATTGACTACAAATTCACGAAGTCTTTCGTGGAGGAAGCTGACAGTGATGGAACACTCACCAAGAAGCTGACCGAGACTCTTAAGACGCTGGGACTTCCGCAGGACAAGGCAGAACCGATCTTCAACGCACTCG